AGGGAGTAAGATGCTCCTGTTGCGTCACGTTGGCGCGGCACATCTGAACCAGAACAGGACAACAACAATGGGCGCATTCAGTGGCCTTCGCGACGCCGCTCGCGGCTTCTCCTCCAACCCTCTCCGTCCCGGGCGCTACGTCGCCCGCATCGACTCCTGTGACTCCTTCGAGGCTGACGTGAAAGGCAGGATGTGGAAGAACACCCTGACCATCCTGGCCGTCGAGGACGGGGGCGAGCAGCCGCACAAGGTCGGCGAGCAGGTCCACGTCTTCTTCAAGCGAGGCCAGTACCCCAAGGTGTTCCTCCAGAACATCAAGTCGTTCATGGCGGGCGTGCTCGACGTGGCCGACGCGGAGATCGGCGAGGAGGAGGCTGACGCGGCGCTGGCCGACGACAGCCCGATGATCGGGCTGGTCACCGTGGTGACGGGCCTCCAACAGGCGAGCAAGTCGAACCGCGACGAAGACGGGAACCCGTTCAAGTACACGGTGTACTCCTGGAGCCCGTCGCTGACCGACGAGGAGATCGAGGAGGCCATCGGGCAGGAGGGCGTCGAGCGCTTCTTCCCGCACGGGCTGTAGCTGAGCACGGCCAGAGCAGGGGCCGACCAAATGAAGCTGTCGAGAGGGTGCGAGGCCCTCACTTTCAGAACACCGGGGAAGTGGCGAAAGCTGGTAGACGCGCGGAACACCCGTGCTCCCGTCAGGCATGCACTTCGAGGAGCGTGCAGGTTCGAATCCTGCCTTCCCCACCACCAACCATGAGCACAAAGACAGAAACCAAACCCAAGCCGGTGCTATCCGACGGCACCATGAACCAGTGGCCACCTCTCGCACACATCGAGCGCAAGAGCGACGGCCCGTTGCGCGAGGGCAAGCTGGCGCTCTGCGGAGCGAAGCTCATGGGCATCCCGCTGGACGACGCGCACAAGGTCTGCGAGGAGTGCATCAAGATCGCACGCAAGGAACTAAGCCGATGAGTGCATTCCGCCCCATGCTCGCGGGCAAAGCGCCCGCCGACCTGACCAAGCTCCGCTACCCGGTGCTCGCGTCGCCGAAGCTCGACGGGATCCGCTGCACCATCATGGATGGTGTCGCGACCGCGCGATCGCTCAAGCCGATCCCGAACAACTACGTCCGGCGCGCGCTCGAAGGCATCCCGGACGGCGTGGACGGCGAGCTGATGGTGGAGGGGGGCTTCAACGCCTGCCAATCCCTCTTCATGTCGCGCGACCGCGAGGAGCCGAATTTCTGGTTCTTCGCCTTCGACATGGCACCACCCGAAGGCGCTGTGCCGTACGGTTTCCAGGAGCGCCTGGAGATGTTGACGCTCTGGTCCGAGCGCCACGGCCACAACAACCTGCACGTCGTCGAGCACGTCGAGATCCACAACTCCGAGCAGCTCGCCGCCTACGAGGCCCAGTGCCTCTCCGACGGCTTCGAGGGCGTCATGGTGCGCGACCCGGCAGGCCCGTACAAGCACGGGCGCAGCACGACGCGTGAGGGCTTCCTGCTCAAGATCAAGCAGTTCGCAGACGAAGAGGCCGTCGTGATAGGCGCAGTCGAGCGCATGCACAACGAGAACGAGCTGGAGCAAGATAACCTCGGTCACGCCAAGCGCTCGCTCTCCAAGGCAGGCATGGTGCCTGCCGGGGATCTCGGCGCGCTCGTGTGCCGCACCGAGGACGGGGCAGAGTTCCAGATCGGCACCGGCTTCACCGCAGCGCAGCGCGTGGAACTGTGGGAGTACCCAGGTAACGACATCATCGGGCGCGTCGTCACATTCAAACATCAGCCGGATCCTGGAGGGCGCCTGGCCGGCCAGGCGCCACGGTTCCCTGTCTTCATCAGGTTCCGTGATCCGATCGACATGTAATGGAAGCGCACCCGATCGTCACGGTACTATTGACCTTGCTGATCGTGGGCGCGCTTGTCCAGATCATCCGTAAACTCTGTAAACCAAAGAAGACCATGCAAGCATTTATACTGACCAGAGAAGCCATCGACCAGCCCCTCGGCCACGTTGTGATGGGCGCCTACACCACGTTCGTGGAGGCGCAAGCGGCTCGCAACACGAAGATCGCGGCCTACGTCGCCATGGTCAACGCGCTGCGAGACACCGCCTACACTCAGGGCGAAGGGTTCAACGAGGTGCTCACCGCAGCCGACGTGCTGCTGCTCGTCAAGATCACCGAAGTCACGGTCGGCGTGTGATGGAAGCGTTCTTCGATTTCGCTGGCGCGCACCCGATCGTCACGGTACTCTTGGCGGTGCTTGCGGTTGCAGAACATGTCGGCCATGCCGGACTCGAGCGGACCCGGCCGGTAGAGCGCGAGCACGGCCACCACATCCGCGAACTTCGCCGACCCAAGGATCAGTTCAAACCGCGATGAGCCACATGACCAAACACAGCATCGACGACCTGACCCTCGAAGAAGCTAAAGAAGCCTTGGCCTGGCTCCAGGAGAGGATCCAGCACGTCAAGTTTGGCAGCGAAGCTGAGTGGAACATCATCTGCTACAACGCTGATGTCTGTGCTCGGATCAAGCACCTGGAGGGGCAGTAGACATGAGCGACCTACTCTTTTTCGATAGCGAGACCCACCGCATCGGCCCGGCCTCGATCGCGCCGCAGATGGTGTGCGGCATCTTCACCGTGCTCAACGACGCTGGAGACGGCTACGAGCGCGCCTGTCCGGATCATCCACGCATTCCGCAGACCCAAGGACCTGTTGAAACTGCTATGAGAGACACCCACGAATCCAGAATCTCCGGCAGCATGTGGTTCATATGCCTAGCGCTGTATGAACAATACAGATTCGATGAGAGTTTTGAAAGGATCATGCACGCCAGGAGATGCCTGCTGGATCTATGGGATGGCGAAGGGCTCCCGCCGCAGGTCGAAGGAGAGAGACTTTTGGCGGCCGTTCGGGACGGGCTACCGCGAGTGCGCAGAGATCGGAGCAAGGAGGTGTTCCGAGATGTTCCGTCAAGTCACTCATGGACCCAAGGAATCCTCGACACCTTTCAAAGCCTCCGCGATTACTGCCCAACGACCCCATTCGGTAAAAGAAGGACAAGCCTGTGATGGACCTACTCTTTTTCGATAGCGAGACCCACCGCATCGGCCCGGCCTCGATCGCGCCGCAGATGGTGTGCGGCATCTTCACCGTGCTCAACGACGCTGGGGACGGCTACGAGACGCGCGTGTTGGGCAACCACCCCGACGACGGCCTGGAATCCATGCTGGAATGGATGCTCACCGACGATGCTGTAACGATCGTGACGCAGCGCGGAGGGTTCGACTACGCGGTCATCTGCCGCACGTTCCCGCGCCTCATCCCGCTCGTGTACGCCAAGCTGATCGCGGGACGAGCCACCGACACAATGTGGCGCGAGAAGCTGCTCAACCTCTCGACCACGGGGCGGCTGGACAACATGGTCCTGCCGGACGGCTCCTCGACGCGCATCAGTTATTCGATGGAGGCGATGGCTGGAAGGTACCTCGGGCTCGATCTGTCCGCCGACAAGTCCGCCTCGATCGAGGAGTCGTGGAGAGCGAACTACGGCACGCTCGACGGCTGGTGCGCCGCCGACTACCCCGAGGACGCCTACCGCTACGCGAAGGACGACGGCGAGCACACCGCCGACATCTACTTCGCGCAAGAGGCGCGGATGGAGCAGTTCTCGTTCGCGTCGGTCGAGACCGAGGAGTTCCAGATCGTCAAGGACTTCGTGCTCTACATGATGAGCGCGTGGGGTATAGAGACCGACCCCGAGGCCACCGCAGCGATGTCCGCGCAGGTGGACGAGGTGATGGAGCAGACCAAGGACCTGCTCGAAGACTCGGGCATCCTGCGCGGCGAAGGGCGCTTCGGCCCGCCGTACGCGAAGGACATGGACCGAGCGCTTGACCTGATCCTCCAGGAGTACGGCGCGGACTACTACAACGCCTTGGACGAGCAGAGCGACGACTGGACCGAGGTGGGCCAGTTCCTCGCCGACGCGGGCGTGAAGATGAAGAAGCCGAAGGGCAAGATCGGCTCGATGAACCAAGCCGCGCTCCAGGCGCACCTCGCTGCGATCTACAAGCGCCTGGGCGAGATCCCTCCGATGACGGACGGGGGTGAGTCCGGTACGCCGCAGATCAAGTGCGACGCCGAGGTGCAGGAGTACCTCGCCCTCAAGGATCCGGTGATGGAGCAGTACCACCAGCGCATGTCGCTCGGGAAGCTCAAGAACCAGATGATCCCTGTGCTCCAGAGCGGCCCGGTCGTCTACCCGAGCTACGACGCGATCAAGGAGACGGGCCGCACGTCGAGCTACGACGGCGGCAAGGTGTCTGGCTCGAAGACCGAGCGCCTGTACCCGAGCGTCAGCATCCAGCAGACCCCGAACGAGATCAAGGGTCTCGACCCGCGTCGCTGCTTCCGCCCGCGCGCTGGCACGGTGTTCTTCGACGTGGACTTCACCGGCCTGGAGCTGGCGTGCGTCGGCCACGTCACCTACGACTTGTTCGGCAAGTCAGTCCACCGCGACCTGTACAATGCGGGCGTGGACCTGCACGGCTATCTTGGTGCGCAGCTCGCGCTCAACTCCGGCCCGAAGGCGCACCCGCTCGCTGGTGACTTCCAGAGCGCCGTGCGGGACGAGGGTATTCTTTCCGATCCGATGGCGGTCTACGAGGCGTTCAAGCTCCTCAAGACGCACGACGACAAAGACGTGCGGGAGTTCTTCAAGCACTTTCGCTCGTTCGCGAAGCCGGTCGGCCTCGGGTTCCCTGGTGGCCTTGGCCCGGCGACCATGGTGGAGTTCGCGCGCAAGACCTACAGCGTGGAGATGACCGAGCGGGAGGCGACCCAGTACCGAGAGTTCTGGCGCGCCACCTACCCGGAGATGCCCAGGTTCTTCGACTGGATCAACGGCCAGACCGATCCGTACAACGGATCCGGTGACGGCAGTTGCTACCAGTACACGACTCCCATGGGGCTCGTGCGGCGCGGTGCGTCGTTCTGCGCTGCCGCCAACGGCATGTGCATGCAGTCGCCCGGTGCCGAGGCTGCCATGATGGGCGCGATCCTCGTGAGCCGCGCGTGCTACGACCCGACGCAGGAGTCTATCCTGTACGGGTGCCGACCGATCGCGTTCATCCATGACCAGATCATCGGCGAGACGACGAGGGACGAGTCGGCGTGGGCAGCCCAGTGCGAGGAAGTCGCCAGGCTCATGCGCGAGGGCGCGGAGATGGTGCTGACCTCGATCAAGATGCGGACCGACGAAGCGCTGCTCACGTCCGTGTGGACGAAGGCTGCCGAGCCGGTGCGAGATCCCGAAACCAACGAACTTCAAGTATGGAGGCCCGCAGCATGAATCAACAAGACGAAGGATGGATCGACTTTTCAGAGGCAGACGACGCTCACGAGTACGTCGGGGGCGCCTCCGAGTTCGCGCGCCTCGAAGAGGGGGCCGGGGCCTCTCTGCAACGCGGCTTGGACCAGGCCCGCTCTCGCGAGCTGTCCGACGGCCCCGAGCTGGGGCCTCAGAGCAAGGACACCAACCCCAAGGACTCCATCGGCGGTAACAAGCCGAACTACTCGGCCGTGCCCGTGCCAGTGCTCTACGAGCTGGGCGCCGCGCTCTCCGAGGGCGCTCGCAAGTACGGCGGGTACAACTGGCGCGTCGCCGGGGTGCGCGCCAGCGTCTACATCGACGCCACCCGCCGCCACCTCGACTCGTGGTGGGAGGGTGAAGACATCGACCCTGACTCCGGGCTGTCTCACATCACCAAGGCGATCGCATCCCTGGTCGTTCTCAGGGATGCGATGATCCAGGGCACGCTCTCCAACGACGACCGTCCGCCGCGCGCCGCCGAGTTCATGCCCGCGATGCAGGACCGCATGTGCGAGCTGAGCGAGCGTTACCCGAACCCGCGCCCGCCGTACACCGAGCGCGAGGTCGCGCACATCCGCACGAAGCCCTCGGTCGAGTCGGGGCGGGTGCTTGGCTACGACGTGGAGATCATGCTGCCCGCGACCGACGCGCCCGAGGGCTTCGTGTGGATGCAGCAGGGCTCGCGCCGCACGGACCTCGACCTCGCCCTGTCGGTTGCGCAGGCCCTCCGAGAGGACGGCTACGGCGAGCGCGTGATCCGCATCATGGAAGTCGCCAACCGTCTGGAGGTCATGGCGGACCAGACCTTCGACGTTAGAGGCGAGTTGCGTCGCCCGGTGGCGACCGTGTTCCCGGGCGACCCGAGCCTCGCGGAGATGACCAAAGAGGGGGCCGCAGATGAGGGTTTCGCATGCTACGAGTGCGGGAGCACTGAGGATCTGGTCAAGGCGGTGGAGTACGATGGGGCGCTGTTCTGCTCGCCCGGTTGCGCCGACGAGAGAGCCGAGTGCGAGGACGACAGCGCCGAGCGGGGCCTCTAGTATGGCGATCATCCTCCGCATCCCCGACCTCGGGCCGGACTCCCTGGTGCAGGCCGAGCGCGCCGTCCTGGTGCGCGCGCTGCGGCAGGCAGGCGGCCACGCCGAGACCGCTGCTGCTCTGCTGGGCATCGGCGCGAGCACCATCTACCGCAAGATCACTGAGCACGGCATCGCCGACGAGGAGCGCTACTGATCCCGGATTCCCCTTGACCGTCCAGGAGACCTGCGGTAGTATGTCCGTGAACCTGGAGGCAACGAGTCCGACACGGGGAAAGCAGCACACAACGGCAACCTGCGCCCCAAGGACGCGCTCCTGGCTCCAACCACCACCATGAAGACCCTAGGCATAGATCCAGACACAAAGAACCTGTCCATCGCGACGTGGGACGAGGACGGCCCGGTCGCGGCGTTCGTGGTTCACGCCGTAGGACGGGGGCCGAAGGGCGAGCAATCTCAGGTGCGCATGGCACGCCTGCTCCAGGACACGGCTCCTGGCATCATGTTCGACGGTGCCGAAACCATCGCCATCGAGGGTCAGCAGATCGACGGGCGCAGAGCACGGCCCCGAGACCTGTTCACGCTCGCCCACACCACCGGCAGCGCCATCTCTTGGTGCGCCCGCTGGTTCCCTGACGCGCGCATCGTGGTCCCTACACCCACCGAGTGGAAGGGCGGCGTCGCAAAACACGCGATGCAGGCCCGTCTGTACAAGTCGTTGGGTTGGGGTTACGAGATCGTCGGCACCGTCGCGGCACGCCGCTACGCCGTGCCGAACACACCGCCGCCCTCCTTCAACCACATCACCAAAGGCCAGTGGAAGCACGTCGGTGACGCGCTGCTGCTGGCGAAATGGGGCTACGAAAACAGATGACCAAGAGACGATACACGGACGAGGAGAAGCAAGAGTGGGTTCGCATGTTCCATGCTGGATACGCCTCCAGGCACATCGCAGCGGCCACCGGGGCAGGCAAAACTTGTGTGCAAAAATGGTTGAGCCGTCTCTGCGCTGATTATAAGCAGCTAGTATCAGAGCATCGCAGCCGGGCCGGGATTGATAGCGCAGTTAGTCGAGGGTGTCACGATAAGGAACTCTGGGCTCAGCTATATAGAGACGGGCTCTCAATGGTCGAAATTGCTAAGGCCACCGGGGCAGGTAGGGCCACTATAGCGTCGTGGATGCCTAGGCTGTTTCCGAAAGCCGAATACGATCAACTCAAGCTGCAACGACTGAAACGGGACAAGTTCAATGGCTAAGAAGAAGCAAACCAAGCGCGACGAACTCCTGGCGAAGTTCGAGGCCGCGTGCGAGCACGCTGCCGAGCAACGCACCATCAACCGCGAGTTGCGGGAGAAGATTCGCGAGGACAAGGACCTGCGCGAGCAAGTCAGCGAGCGCATGGTCAAGGACCTGCGCCGAGTCTTCGAGCACCCGGATAATCCCTACGCGGGCTGGGCTGCCAGCGCCAAGCGTTACGCGCAGCTCGGGCACTACCCGGTGCTCATGGTCGCCGACCTGTTTGGCACGCACGCTGAGTTCGAGCGGGCGGCGGGTTTGCGCGACACGCGCGGCACGTCCAAGGTCAAGAACCTGACCGCGCGGCTGCGGACTGAGAAGCAGATCCGCGAGCGGGCCGAGGAGTCCGTCATGGGCTCGGTGGGACGCTGGTCTGCGGAATACTCCAAGCGCGAAGGGGTCAAGCACGTCCTGGTGGGCAGCGACTTCCACTCGCAGTTCGTGGATCCTCTGGCCCTGCGCGTCTGGATGGCAGTGGCGGAGCAGGTGCAGCCGGACTTGATCGTCTTCAACGGCGACGTGGTGGACTTCCCTTCCGTAGGGCGCTTCTCGCAGATGCCGGGCGCGGGGTCGCTCTCGGTGCAGCAAGAGTTGGACTTCGCTCGGGAGCAGATCCTCGCGCCCACGCGCGAGCGCTGCCCCGACTCCGCGATGACCTACCACATCGGCAACCATGAGCAGCGTCTCGTGCGCTACATCGCCGACACCGCCCCCGGCCTGGCGGACCTGCGCAGCCTGCGATGGTCCGAACTGTTGGACATCGACGAGCTGGGCATCGAGATCGTGTTCGGGGGCGACTGGCTCGCGCCCAAGCAAGGTGACAGGAACAACAACATCCGCCGCACCTACAAGGTCTACTACGACAGCTTCGTGGTGTCGCACGGACACTCGATCGCGAAGAACGCGATGGAGCAAGAGCTGGCGAACTTCGGACTGTCTGGCACCAGCGGGCACACGCACCGCCCTGGTGTGTGGACCCGCCCTACGCTGGCGAACCCGTCGCTCTCGTGGACCTCGACCGGCATGATGGCTGGCTTCGCCGTCGGCAAGGACTATGTGAAAGGCCCGAGCCAGTGGACGATGGGCTTCGGGCTGTTCACCGTGGACGCCGCCAGCGGGATCGTCGTGCCTCAGCCCGTGCTGATCTACGAGGACTTCGCCACGTTCGGGGGCAGGGTTTGGCGGGCCTCCGAGAAGGACCAGGAGATCCGTCGCGCGATGTGGGGCGAGGGAGGCAACGTCACGTCGCACATCCGTCGGGAGGCGCTCTGATGAGCCCATCCGAATCGAGCGCGACGCGATCACCGAGATGCTGACCATCTGATGAAGGTTCTGCAAACCGTCACGCGGGAGGGCGACCACCTCATCCTCTCGATCACCGAGCACCCGAGCGGGCGCGTCCTGGCGCGCCGCGTCTGGGAGGGTGCGGGCAAGTACGTCCGTCCGCAGTCGCTCAAAGGCACCCTCACCCTCGTCATCCCGGAGCGCTCCGGGCTGGACATCAAGCCGAGCTGAGACTATGTGGCAGGACTACTTTTTCTGTTTCGCTGGGGCGATCTACACGATCGTCCTTCTGCCGACGTGCTTCAACCCGAAGTCCGAGGTGCCGCGCTCGTCGAGCGCGATGACGGCTGTGATGCTGGCCGTCTCGGGCGTCGTCTACGCCACGCTCGGCATGTGGTGGGCAGCCTCGACTTGCTGGGCGGACGCGGTGGCCTGGGCGTTCCTGTTCGCCCGCAGGCCGATCCGCCCGTCAAGCCGGATCCTAACCTACTTGCGTGAGCACGCGCAGGAGATCAGGGAAGGGCTGGAGATCCAGCCGTACCAGAGCGGAGGTCTCGTCTCCGAAAGGCCGAGAGATTACCCGAATCCTGGCTTGACCCCGCCGGAGATCACCTAGCTAGAGGCCGAAGCCGATGTCGGCGATCCTGGTCTCGCTGCGTGTGGCAGGATCACGGTCGATCGCGTCTAGAAGCTCGCGCTCGAACGTGCGCAGCACCACCTCGTCCGCCCGCCTCGCCGCACCTACTTCGAGCTGTGTGAAGAACGGGCGCGGGGGGGCTGCCCCCACAGAGTCCACGACGTACATGAAGGGTCGCGCGCCGCGCGCGGCGCGCTCGGCGTTGCGACGCAGCCCTTCGTGATACTGTTCCCGCGTGAGATGCTTGACTTGGTTCTCACGCTCCGGGGTAGGCTTGCGAGGGTCGTCGGCGGGATTGTCGAAGAACACCAGCTTCCGCGCGCCCACCCCGACAGCGGAGAACCCCGGCCGCCCGTCGTGATAGTAGACCGCCCAGTAGTGCGGGATGAAGAGGTCAGCGCGCTCCTCCGACTCGTTGATGATGAGGCGGATGGCCGCGCGCAGGGTGCGCGAGCCGATGGTCCGGCGCACCCTGCTCAACTCGCGCTCTCCGATCTCCTGGAGCACGCGGCGAATGACCTTCTTCGGATCGAGCATTACGACTTCGGCGCAGGACGCTGCCCGGTGGCGGGACGGGTCTGCTTCGGATCGCCGGGCTTGCGGTCACGCGCGCCTTCGAGCAGGCCATCGTCGGGGTTGCGGCCCGACCCGGCCAGAGGCTCTTGCATGGACGCCATGGTGTTCTGAGCGCCCAACGTCATGCCGTCGAGGATGGTGTTGAACCCGTTGCCCGGCTGGACGAACTGAGGCACGCCGTTGTCGTCCATAGGCTTCGCGTTCTTGGCCGTCCATATGTCGGCGGAGAGCGCCTTCGAGCCGCCGGTCGGCTGCGCGAACTTCACACCATCATGGCCGAGGGTGCAGGCGAACATGCGCGAGAAGTTCTTCTGCGCCTGCCCTAGCTTCCGCTGCTGGAAGATGAGCATGGCGTTCGGACCCTCGTTCGCCGCGCCGATCTTGCCAGGCAACGCGATGTTGGCGAGCTGCGGCGGCATGCCGTGAGCCGTGGCGATGCGCATGTCGAGCGTGCCGGATTTCTCGGAGAAGCCGCTGTTGCCGGCGTCCTCCATCGCCAGCTTCTCGATCTGCACCGTCGTCTCCTCGGGGTTGCCGGGGATGTGGACCGCGCCGCTCTTGTGGGAGTTGCCGATCCCCTGGCTGGCCTTGAATAGTTGCTCGATCTTGCTCCAGCACGAGCCGATGTTCTTGCCGAGCAGGAACAGCATGAACTCCGGGACGCCCCGGTTGAAGTAGAAGTCGAACTCGTGCTGAGTCATGCACTGGACCAGCTCGATCGACGGCACCGCGCTCATGTAGTCGGGGTAGCCGTAGTAGCGCGAGCGGTTCGACGCCTGGCGGATGTGGATGACCTCGCTGTTCGCGATCGTACCTCCCAACGCACTCGCTCGATCGCTCGGTAGGATCACGTCGTTGGCGGGCGTGTTGTCGATGCCCTCCAGCTCGGGGTCGCCGCCCTCGGACTCATCGCTCTGACCGAAGCGCTTCTTGAGGTCCTGTAGATCGCCCCACTTGGCGAGCACGAGTGTTGCCGCCCCGTCCTCTTCTCCCTGGACGATGTAGTGGAAGAGGTTGGCCGCGTCCTCCTCCTCGACCTCGACGTGGATCGCGGCCGACTCGATGTGGTAGAGCCCGGTGATCTCGCTGCGCTGCGGCCCGTCCCACACCACTTCGAGGAAGCACTCGCCGGTCTCGAAGTAGTCCTCAGCGATAGCGTCGAGCGTGTCCTGCCACGAGAAGCGGCAGAGCGGATCGAGCACGTCGTGGATCTCCTGATCTCGGTGGCCGAGTCCCACGGTCGAGGACTTCTTGGCGTCGATGCAGATGGCGTGCGTGGCGTTGAAGTCGCGCAGGTCGCGTGCCGTGAGCTTGTCGATCATGTGGGCCTTCTTGCCCACCGCGACGCCCTGGTTCGTCTGGCCGTGCTCGGCGTCCTCTGCGGCGAGCTTGGCCGCCTTCTTGAGCACGGCGAACAGCATCGAGCCGCCGCCATGGATGTTCGTCGGGTCGGGCCGCCCCGAGCGGATCACCTCGTAGTTCGTCTGATCGGTCATGGTCCCTCGTCAGGGTGGTGCAGGGAAGCGCCCCAGCGTCCCGGGGATAGCTCTAGCCCTGCCGGTAGAAAATCGCGATTTCTCCTTGACACAGCCCATAGACCATGCTAGGTTGTTGTTGACTGCCATCTCGGCAGGTCAGCCTGCCATCTCGGCAGATGCACGAACGGTAGCACATTACGGTGCCGTCTGCAAGCAGAATCCTGGAATTGTTCGTCCCCCGCCTCTGCCCCCGGCTCGACGCAGGCTGCGCACCAACCCCGGTGCGCGGCCAGCTCGCCGTTCGCTAGGAGACCACCATGCGTCGCATCAAGTTCGCCGAGGTGAAACGCCTCGCCCTCTGCAAGCGGGGGAAGAACGGCCTGACCACGCTCTACAAGTCGGACGGCACCGCCGAGTTCGCCACGCTCACGAAGGCGGCCGACGCCGAGAAGGGCGAGCTGCTCACCGTCATCTGGCCGAAGGGCCTCGCCGATGATGATGGTGACTTCTCCGACACCGATGCCGCGATCGACTCGATGATGGAGTCGCTGATCGCGAACGGCGGCAAGCTAGACATCGAGCACGAGGGCGACGTGCTCCCTCGCGGAGCGGTCGCGATCCAGGAGGTGTTCACCATCCAGAAGTCCGACGACCGCTTCCGTGACTGGAAGGACTACGACGGCAACGCGGTGGACGTGTCCGGCGGCGCTGCCGCCCGCATCAAGATCAACGACCCTGCCCTCCGCGCGGCATACCGCGACGGCTGCTGGGACGGAGTGAGTCTGTTCGGCCCAGCAGCCGTCGAACAAGTGGATGTCAAGGCTGCGTCACAAAGAGTAGCCGCTCGCATGGGCGGTCAGGAGACTGAAATGTCCAAAGAAGAACTCCAGGCCCTCCTGGATGCCCAGAAGACCGGCTTCGCGGAACTGGTGAAGTCGATCAAAGAAGTGTTCGTGGCCGAGCCGAAGGTCGAGCCGAAGGTCGAGCCGAAGGTCGAGGCAGAGCAACGCCCGACGTTCACCGGCGATGTCAACGACCCGCAGGCGCTCTCCGACTACGAGAGCGCGTTGCGGGGCTTCGAGCTGCGTAAGGCCGTCGCGGAGGGCAAACTGTCCGCCGACGACATCGCCGAGATGCGCAAGGCCATGGCCGAGACCGCCCCGTCGCTCGCGGAGCTGACCGAGGCTGGCATCGAGGCGAAGCCCGAGGACACCAAAGAGGTCCGCGCACTCCAGGTGCAACTCTTCAAGGCGCGCAAGCGCTCCAACGTTCCCGCCCGCACCCCGTCGGCGCAGGACGATGAGGACGATCTGGCGAAGTCCGCCACCGACGAGGGCCTCGCGATCGCGAAGCTCGCGAACGAGCTGATGGGCAACTCGTCCAGCATGAAAGTCCTCGGCTAGGCGCCGCACCTCTTCCTTCCTACACCAACCAACCAGATCAACAAGGAGTAGCCTACCATGGCCCTCGAACCGAAAGAGCTGTTCGGCGATGCCGTTTCGCAGACCCCGAACCTTCGCGCCTTCCCGTACCAGGACGGCATCTGGCCGTCGCAACTGGAAACCCTCGGTGCCGCTGCCGACCTTCCCCACCTGACGCCGCTGGTGAACAACGGCGACGGGACGTGGGGCGTGTGGGCCGACGCTGACGCCAGCACCGTCCAGGGCCTTCTGTGGGCGCCCGAC